GTTTCCTGAGAACGAGCATTCGCGGAATGAATGCTGCCCGCCTCCGGTATGCGCCAACATAGCAAAATTGGTTCCTGACAGCGATTGACCGATGATCTTGTCAAACGAGTTCGAGAAGCAGCGCGTCCCGGTATAGATAACTCCGTGGCGCGCATTGCGCAGCAGCAGGTCGGAGAATATCGAGTTGCTGATGTTCTTTATGCGCAGACAATCGCCCGCACCGCCGAACAAAGAAAGACCGCGTAACTCGCCTTGCTCAAACGTGCCAAATGCTGTGCCGTCCATGTCGATGACGTACTGCCCAACAGCCAACCCGGCAGCAGCAATCGTCACATTGCGCGAGCCTTCGCCATAAATCTTGATAGGCTTTGTGATGCTCAAGGTCGCCGAAGTCTTGTAGGTTTGACTAACGTCATTACCTGGGAAATAGAGCGCCTTTAGGTTGTTTTGGCAGTAGTTGATGGCAGCCTGAATTGCGGCCGTGTCATCGGTGCTGCCGTTACCAACAGCCCCAAAATCCTTAACACTCACACTCTCCCGCAACTTAGTCTGCACCGTAGTCGCCACAGCGCCTGTGCCTGCGGGGGTGTACGTTACACCGCTGCTGTCTCCAACATACGCAAAGTTGCTGTCCAATTGAGACAACGGGATTGGCCCTGTTTGACTTGCAAAAGTGTACGGAATAGTCATGTTAGAACCTCGCTCTCAATTCAGTTTCGTATTGCACACCACTGACAATAAAGTTTGGTGACGTGCTAGTGATTGTCATGCCAATGTACTTGCCCCATTGCTGGGCATCGTACCGATACAAATAATATCCGTTAATAAAATAATACCAATAGACAGATGATAACGATGAGTTAATCCAATTTACTGTTATTGATGAACTATTAATCCAAGACACATTGAACGTATTGGACAGCGTTGTACCTGACGATGACCTGTTTTCATTGTCAACAGTAACGGTGATGCTGCTTGCATTTGTGTCGCTAAGAATTGCCTCAACACCAAATTTTAATGCTTGCTTGTCACGGATGTTGTCACCCATTGGCAAAAGCGCAGGCTGAATCTTGCTGCTGATTGCAACTGTCTTGTCAGTGAACAGCGTCTTTAGATTAGTCCCGGTTGTGGCGTACAACTTTGCTGCACCATTGATAGGAACAGAAGTCATCCACGTTATTTCTGACTGAGATGTGAAGAACCACTTCTTGTCAAAGTACACCGCTTGTATTACTCTGGCTGACGATAGTGGATCGTTGTAGGTAAACGAGAACGCAGCACACAAGATGTTGTTAATCAACACCGGGCCAGCGGTGATTGTCTTGGTGAAGTCAATGTACGGGAAAATGCCGTCCAGGCCATCACTTAGCTTTGATGTTGTTGAACCCACCAGCGCATACATACCGTAGCGGTTCATAAACACGATTGACCGAAAGTACGGCATCGTGGCATACGGCAAGTCAGAACCAACAGACGCTGAGATGTTGGTATTGGTGAATGTGGTTACGCCTGTGCTGCCAACACGAACATCAGAAAACACGTTGATCGAATCTTGACCAAAGATGTACAAGAAGTTGTTTGCGCTGACAAGATTGGTGATATTGCCAATCAGTGTTGCATCATTTAACGTGATGTTGCCAGCAGATACCGTCACAAAATCTGTTGGGCTGATTGAAGACGAATAGTAGATTGTTCGACCATTCACAATCCAAACACGGCCAGAAAAAGAAGCAATTGCAGATCCTGTAGCAGGCGCACCAGTGATAGACGCAGTAACAGCACCATCTGCTCCTGTCGTGTCTCCTGATGCGTTTGTGACCGTTACGGTGGGTGCGCTGCTGTATCCAGAACCGGCGTTGGTGATAGTTGCCGCAAGAATGCTAAAAGTGAATATTTTTGCTCCACCGCCAACAGTGCATCCTGTACCAACTGAACCATTAAGACTAACGGTAACTGCTGGTGTTGATGGCGCAACCGTATAAACACCGCCGTTATTAACAGCCGTTCCAGTTACCGCTCCTGTTCCGCTAACACTTGTAACAATAAGAGTTGCTTGAGTGGTGTATGTGCCGCCTGAAATGTTTAAAACATCACCAACTTTGTAATTAGAACCGCCTGCATTGTGTTCTACTTGCGTCAAAAATATGGTGGTAGTGGCTGTAGCAGAACCAGACGAAAAGCTAAGTATTGGAGACTTGGTGTAATTTTTACCAAGGCTAGAAATCGTCAACGCCTGAATAGCGCCAGTAAACGTCTTGAGTGTTGTGCCATCCCATGTAAAGTATCCCTTTACAGGGTCAATGATTAAAACAAGCGTGTTGTTCCAGTTGGTGGCAGACATTCCTGATGCAGAAAACGTGCCAGCAGCCGCAATGCTTGTCTTGGTGTTGGTGGTCAGATTAACTACTTCACAGCTTCCATCTGTCTGAAATGCCAGAAAATAATTGGTTGTACCAATGTTGCCATACGCTGTGTACGACACCGCCGCTAAAAATGTTATGCCAGCAATCGTGCTTGGAGCGGGTACGATTCTGATGTTGCCGTGACCAACCGGCATGGCGTTTTCAAGCCACGCAAATTCTTCTTCTTTGACTGCCGTTCTGTTGGCTTTGGTGTTAACGCCAGCAAAATCTTTGGTGACGTGGTAACCCTTCTTTTGTTCTTGCGCTGCCATTGATTGACCTACCTTCTAGCGGTCTTCTTGGAGCGCCTAAATGATGCAGCCGTAGGGTAACCCCTCTGCCCAGGCTTCTTTGCTGGCAAACCTGCTTTACGGCGCTTGTTGATGTTGTAGTACAACCCGCGCTTTGCTTTGGGAGTTTTCATCTGCAACCCCAGCTTCTACGCGCAGCCCGTCCACGTTCACTCTTCCAGCCTTTGCTCCTGGCGCAAAACGCTTTATGTCGAGGCCCAGACTTTTGAGGAGCCTTGAGGTTGCTGCCGGTAGCACGGTTGTACTTGGCGCGACCTTTGGCAGTCAATCCACCGCCTTTGCTAACAGATCGTTTTTCGCCTCTGCCGACAGAAAGATTTGGGCCTTTTTTCCTTGCCATGTTTACCCCATAGAGTAAGGTGTAGACAGACGCCGAGTAAACACGCTAGACAAGACTGCCTTGACCTGGTTCGTGTATTCTTGTTTGAAGATTTCCGATTCACCGTAAGCCTGCTCTTTGTACTTGGCTTTGTGGCAAGCATAGTACGCAACTGGTGCAGTGTACGGATCAGGAATGGTTTCTGTTGGAGATGCTGTTGACAACGAGGCAGGAAGAACAATCGTATCCAGTTCAATGCTGTACGTTTGGTCAGGAATCGGCCCGATGTAAATTGAGGACTGACCGTACATTGAAAAAGCAATTGGCCTGCCTTGGTAATTTTGCCAATAACGCAACTCAGCATTGAACTGAGTCCAAGGAAGATACCGGAGATAGATTCGGGTGTTGCCCCAAATCAAATTAATGCCAATAATGTCCAGCGTGTTGCTGCCACCTGGAATAGCACTGGTCGCAATAACTTCTTGGCCTTGAACAACCGAAGAAGATTGCAGACTACGAAGGCAACCAGTATCACGAACTACACGCTGCCTTGCGGCATTGATGTAGTCAGTTAGTTCTGAGTCTGTGTAGAAATTACCCGTTGCGTCATGCAGGAGTCTACGACATTCAGTGATGTAGTCAGCGAGTGCCATATCTTCCTCATGGTGTTAAGCCACAAGTTGAACCTTGCCAGCCCCACGCCGTTTAGACATGGGGACTGGCTCAGTATCAACCACCGGGGATAACGAGTGGACGGGTTGCCCAGGCTTTTCAGAGGAAAACGAAAATTGATTGAGTCTTTCAACAGCAGAATCGTAATCGTCGGATTTGTAAATCCAGCCTAAGCGGATGAGGTAAGGACGTTTATCGTCGTCACCAAAACCAAAAATGTGTCTCGCAACAACAGTGGGTACTTCCAAAGATTGTCCAGCAACAAACGTGTAACGCTTGCCATCGTATCCATCTTCAAGATTCTTTCCACTATTGTTGGTGATCCACATATCAAGCAGTGAGAATGTCGCCGTAGATGTACAGGTCAACAGTTGCTGCTGCGCCCTGTGCCGTACCCACGTTGATGTACAGGAATGATTGAGAGAATGCGTTGGTAGACGCAATGCTCAAATCTTGCACAACAGCGGAGGATGCCAACGAAGGCGTAACAGAAGTCACCACAGCAGTACCACCGGCAGAAGCAGCCGTTTGAACAGTAAACCGAGCCGTAGTTGGGTTGATCGAGCCATTGGTCATTGCAATGGCCCGAACCCGGAACTTGGTCGGCGTATCAGGAAATGCAACGAACGTATCGCCCGTTGCATTCAGGTTCAAACTTGGCACAACTGCCAGCAGAATGCTACCAAACTGACTTGGCAGCTTATTTGCAACGCGAGATGATGCCATGTTGATTCCTTACAGTTGCGACAGATAGCTGATATCTGAAACGCCACCAACAGTTTGAGCCACCGCTGTTGCGGCTGCGGAAATGGTTCCGCTGGACAACACTGCGTAAGCAATACCAGCAGGGATGGTCTGGTGCAAACCAGAGTCATTGAAGGTAATACCGCCAGCGGCAGTGGTGTTGAAACCAGTGGTTGCAATCCGAGGAACAAACAAACCAGTAGTGATTGCCGGGTTGGTGTTGATGGATTGTGCTGTTGCCAGGTTACCGCCAGCAAAACCAATGTTGCCAGTACCCATGTTGCTTGCCGAGGTTTGAGCCACGCCAGCAGTAATGGTAAAGCACATGATTGCCGTTGCAGCCGAGGTGGAGGCGGGCGCAAACGTGATGGCAGGCACAGAAGTCATGCCAACACCGTTAACCGGAACCGTGATTGCGGTAATACCGCCAGAGCCAGCCAAGGTTGCATTGACGGTCAGAACAGCACCGCTACCAGTGGTATCCAGAGCCTGGTTGACCACCGTGATGGTCGGAGCAGCCGTGTAACCTGCGCCCTGGTTGGTCACGGTCACGGCATTGATTGCGCCACCAGAAATGGTGCAGGTTGCCGTAGCGGGAACGCCACCAGCAGGCGGGTTGGAAACAACCAGAGTCGGAGGCAGCGTGTAGCCAGAACCACCAGAGGTAATCGTCACAGTGGTGTTAATTGCGCCACCAACAATGAGCGTACCCTTAGCAAGCACAGAACCACCACCAGCGGCAAAAGTCACCGAGGGAGCAGTAGCAGTGCCAAGCTGGGCAGAAGGCGGGTAAATGCCGTTGGTGTAGCCAGAACCAGCGTTGGTCACAGATGCGCCAACAACAGTGCCAGTCAGGTTAGCCAGACGATAGTTGAAACCATCCGAGCTAATGACCGCGCTGTCCGATTGTGCCGGGCCAGAAAACACGCGCCACAGTTGGGTGATCGGGTCAAACCACTGCAAGAAGGTGTAAGCACCCAACAGCAATTGATATTGACCAGAAGGAATAACGTAAGTACCGCCTGCTGGCAGATTGATTACGCTAGTTGGGTTGGATGCGGTTTTTGTACCGTAACCGATGATGTTCAGTCCCATTTCGTTTTCTCCTTAAATGGTCAGTGAGTTGTAACCCGTCACCTTGGTCATAGACTTGGGCTTGGTAACAACCAGTTCAGCAATCGTCAGCACTGCGCCAACATAGCCAATTTGCCAGTTGGGCAGAGTGGATTCAAAGCCGGTGAAAGCAAACGAACCCATCTCATGGATGTACAGCGACAGGTAGTTGCTGTTCAACAGGTACACAGTACCTTCAGGACAGTACGGATCCGGGTAAATCGGCACACCGGCAACCATCAAGGCGCGAAAACCAGACTGAGGGCCATCAGCGTCATTGTCAAAACCAATGCCTTTACCAGGGGTAATGACATACGATTCTTGACCAACGAAGTCTTGAGCCAGCAGCGTCCAAGTACCAAAGCCACACACGCCAAAAGTCGGGACTTCAGCGGAGTTCTTCACAGTACCCGAGATGTATTGCAGCACGTTCTGACGGGTCGGGTTGACCGAGCCAGCAGCGTATTGCTTCGATTTCCACCAGGTATTGGTAGTACGGTTGATGTTGCCGTAAGTGGCAAGAGTTGTGCCGTCATCAATAGCACCAGACAGGCCAATGAATTGTTGACCGTTGGTGGTGTTGTTGTACAGCGAGGTTGCCATCGAATCCATCATCGAGTTGGCAGCGTCATTCATCCGGGCTTCAATCAGCGGGATGATGGCGTAGTCTTGTTGAATTGCGCCTTCCATGCCGAGGAAAGGCACAGGAGCAATCATCAGCTTCAGGTTGAATTCAGCGTTGGTGATACCAGTCTGAACAGAAGGCTGATTGAATGAGCCAGAGTAATCTGACCACTGCGAAGTGACCATCTGCGAACCCTGGACAGGTGCAGTGACCGACGACACACCGCCAGATGCTTGCTGACTGTTTGCCAGCAAAGCGGCAAGCAGGGGAGTTGAGTTGTAGAGTTGAACTACGAGCTTCGGGATAAACGCACGACGAGTTACGTAAGACAACTCAGTGTATTGCGCCGAACCCGCTGCTGGCAAAAGACCGCCACCAATAGGCATAATAATCTCCTAAAAACAATCCCCTGTTTACCGAATTATCTTACAAACCAATAGGGCGTGTAGGACGACGAATTTCATTCAATGCTTGCGCGGCAACATCCCTTGCAGCTTGCACAGGGTTTTTGTGGAACGCAGACATATCAAACTGCCTCAATGGATTTGGATTGTATCCAGTTGGAGTAGGCGTTGCTGCCTGCTTCATCCATGCGTGATATTCAGCAGCAGCTTCATGATTGTGGATACCTTTGTCAATCATGACTTTTTCCACTTCTTCAATCTCTGCTTCTGACTTGACCAAACCACTTTTCAGAAGATTTGCCCGACGCTCTTTGAGTTTCTCAATCGCGTCACGCTCTGCCATCTTTGCTTCCATTTGAGCAACACGGTCTTCCGACTTGCTCATCAGAGACATGGCACGGTCTTCAATGTCCAATTCAGGAATTGGCAAATCAGGCCGAACCTTTTTGGTCAGACGCAAAAACTCTTTGCGAGTCGATGGGTCTTCCGACAAACGGCGAGACAAAGACGCAAGTTCATCTCGCGCCTCAAAAGAAATATCTTCAAGTGACATGGTTATCCCCTATGTGAATCAAACAACGCGACGAGTGCCGCCTGGCTTCTCAAGCGTCATCTTGTTTTTGGTCATGCGGCTTTTGATCGCAGTACCATCACCGCCGCCGCCGATTTGGCTAAACCGAGGCGGGTTGAAAACTTGGCCGTTCTGCATATTGTTGTCAGTCGGCTTGCGGATAGAAGGGTTGCCTTTCGGCTTGAAGATTTCCAAGATATTCTCCAGTTACATTTGCATGGGAGGTTGGGACATACCCGGTACGGGTGCTTGAGCAATGCTACGCTGCTCGGGCGTTGCTCCACCAGCTTGCGGCAGAGTTTGAATCATTTGCAGAATTTCTGCTGGCATCAGTTCACGATTCTTGGATTCACGTTTGCCAAAAACCTTGTGCAAGGAACTGAGCGCCTTCATGATGCTTTGGCCTTCTTCAGATTCGGAACCAAGCGCAGGCAGCGATTGCTCCATCAAATCCATAGCCATTTGCAAGTTGACGTTGGCGGCTTCCTTGCTTCCCATTTTGGGTTCAGGCGTAGACATTGCAGACGCCATAGGAGGCGTACCAGAATCTGGGCCAGCGCCAGCTTGATCTGGTGTGGGCAAATTGGAATCTTCAGGAGACTGCCCTTGAGCTTGCCCCTGCTTAATCAAATCCATCATTCTGTCCGTTGCCATATCAATCCTCAATTCAATTGGTGGACGTTAGTTCATCTCTCCAACGTCCAATGAGAGGGGGAAGAACCTAAGTTCTCTGGAGGGTGTTACCCCGCCAGATTACTTGCGGCTCTTGCGGCCTTTACGAGCTTTACGTGCCATTTTCATGACCTTTCAAACAGCGGCCACTTACTTGGGGTGAAGCAGCCATAACCCATTCCTTGCGGGGAATTACCTACGAGTCTTGCGACCACGTTTGATTTTGCGAGTATACATGGAACTCCTTTTGACTTCCGGTTTGCCAACTGCACCAATCCTAATCGTAACCATTATGCACCTTTTTTTGGTTGCTCTGGTTTAGCTTGAGGAGGAGGCTGCATTGCTGCTTTTTGTGCTTCCTTTTTCTCTGCTTTCACCAGATCGTCTTTCAACAATTGTTTCATAGGAGGATCCACCAAGTCAATCAAACGAGTGCGGTCAATAACCTTGACTTCAAACAACTTGAACGCCAGTTCCCTAGAATCTTCCATGAAAATAGGCGAGTTGGAGTGTGCATCCACCTTGACAACAAAATCATGGGTGAATTGCTCGGCAATGAAGTGGTTGTTGTCATCACCAACAAAGTGAGTGTTGTCATAAGCCTGCATCAGCTTGAGATACAGGGTTGCAACCTTTTCCAGGCTGTCTTCAATGACTAATGCACGTTTTTTGGCGCGGGATGAACCAAGACGAGCAAGTTGTGATGCGTGTCCAGCAGAGCGCACCCCGCTTTCTCCACGACCTTGGAGTACAGAAGATATTCCAGATGCCTCTGCAAACATGGCATCGATTTCGGCGATTTCTTTGAATAAATCGTTTGGAATAGATGGGGATAGTTCATCAACTTTGGCTCCCGGCATATCTGACATGACGTAGGAGTTAGGCATATTCAAGGCATATGCTTTCTCATCCGTGATGCCCATGAACCCCGTAAAAGCCTTTGGAGGGTTCACTTGCTTTGCCAGCAAAGTGGATATCTCTCCTATGCGCTTGTTACGCAGCATTTGCAGGTAAATTAATTTCTGTACTTCTGATTGACCCCAAAAATAGTCATACAAAGGATTAGGGCAAATCTGAATGAACGGACATTCGCCCTTGAGGAACATTGCCTCACCTGATCTATCATACACAACAACATCAGGATTTGCTATTGTAACAACTTGATAGTCGCTTGTGTCGTCATTCCATACCCACAGTTCCCGCATCTCCACTGTTTCCTCCGCTACCCTTGCGATATAGCGGTTGGAACCTTCTAACCCAAGGTTCACATTGCCGGTGATATTGGGCTGAGACTGTGATGTGATGATTCGATTGATTGCGTTTGGCAACTCTGCCTGCGGCGGTGGGCCAGAGAAGATTCGTTTGATTAGCGAGTCACGCTTGGGATGCAAGTACAAACGGTTGTACAACTCGCTGCGAGTCATGTAATACGTGTGGACAATAGCTTCTTGCCTATCGGTGTAAGGCAAGTCCTCACGCAACACACCAATGCTGGCAGGTTCCACCATGTACGGGTGAATGCCGTTGCGAACAATCAGTTTGACAAACGCGCTGTTGAACACCAGCGACCAGTTGATGGCTGCGCTGAACACTTGGTCAGCATTGCTGTTCAGCCACTCATCGTTGAGCGCTTGGGTCAACGTGTTGATCTTGAGATGTTCTGTCTTGGGAACAGATGCCCCAATGTTGATGCTGAACCGGGTTGTCTCCGAAGAATACAGAAACGAATTCAGTTGGTCAATGTGCGGGGCGATCTTGTTGAACAGTGCGGGAACCTCTTCTGGCGCACTGCCAAACATAAAGAAGTTCTTGAGCAAGGTGTAGTCAATGATGCGCTCATCCCGAGAAACAAGGCATTTCTCCATCAAGTCCAAATAGAACCATTCGCGTTCAGCATCGTTCTCGGGAATACGCATGATTTAACTCACTTTTCAATCTGTAGATTCTGATGGTCTTTGATTACAGACGCAGGCATTAACGGGTTAATCCGTCCAGTTTCTTTTGCGGATTGTAAGCCGTTGACTGATTCACCGCGAATGGATGCAGTGTTGTAGCTGCCAATCTCAGTAGGAGAACCCCACTTGACGGCATAAGGATTCTGAGGCTGCTGGAACCGTCCAGGCTGCGCCTCACCTTCCCTGACAGACTTGATATCACTCATGCCGTATTCTCCAGCCAAAGACTTCAACGTACTGTCGTTGTGCTTGGTTGTGTCAGATTGCATTCCAACTGGCGTCAGAAACACGCGCATGATGAGTTCGTCACCAGTGCAACCATGCGGACACTTAGGCTCCCAGCCATCAAAGAAGCCGTGAGCCAAACACTTAAACTCTTTCAACACTGCCATTTCAATCCCCTATCAGTTCATCCAAACCGGGCTTTGAGTAGTCCATGCGATTGACCGGCCCCGGTTGTAACCGTATCGCACCATTGCGTATGTCAAAAGAAATCTTGGGCTGAATCTTTTGTTTTGTCTCGCCTTTAGGTCGATATTCCACAAACTTGGTGTTGTTGTGTGGTTTTATCATTACCCGTATTTCACCACGCTTCCATGATGCTAATGCTTTTGAAACACGGATTTGCACCCCTTCGCTAATCGGCTGAATTTTTTCTTTGAATATTGAAAGCAGGTACTTTGATTCATACCCAGCAATCTGGGAGAAGTGGTCAATAGATATTCCTCTGTTCTTGTCATCAATGAAGCGTTCCATCTGCTTCATCAATTCAACTTTACTGAGTGGTCTGTCCATACATTCCTATCTGCTTCAAATAGGTTGCCACGTTCTGATTCATTGCGGCCATTTCAGGAGAAACATTCTCTCGCTCTGTGCTTACTCTGCGAGACAGTTTCTGTTGCACAAGACGAGGCTGTACCTGCTCTGCGTAAGCCACGCAAGCCAAGCCTGTGGCAATCACCCGGTCATCCTTGCCGCGACCAAACGCCTCAATGCTGCCGCCATCACGCACGATGGATTTCATTTCGTCCAGCAAATCCATTGAGTACACATTCAGCATTCCACGCTCAAACAAATCCTTGAAGTAGTTTAGCATCCGCTCTTTGGTACTTTGCGTTGTCAAGAAGCCGATTGACATACCTGGCCCGGTCAAGGAATCATTCCGTCGCCAGATGTAGTTCTGCATATTGCCCAACACGTTGAACAAGTCATTGCCGCGCTGCGTACCCATGTTGGTCGCCAGCCTACGCAAGTTCCTCATCTCATTGATGACCGCCTGCCCTGGCCCATTGATTTCAAGGTTCAGCGTAGAGTTCTTGTACGCACCAGCCAGATAGCAAATCACCCAAGCAAACTGGTAGGTGTTCATCTCGCTGGTAGCAAACTCCGCAACCTGATCCAGTCCATCAGAGTAGCAGCGGTAGACCTGAATGCAGAACCTGTCTGCCCAATCAGACGAGCCATAAGCTGGGTCAGCACCAATCACATAGTAGGCGCTGTCCAAAGGCTCTTCCCAAATCTTGAGTGTTGCCAGTCGCTCAGTGGATTTGGTCAGTGATGTGTCCTCAAAGTTTGCACCCATGATGAAGCGATAGAAGTCTGGCAAACGCTTCTTGGCTTCCTTGGCTGAGTCTGTGCAACGAGTCTGTGAGAAGAACCCCGTGCCAGTCATGATGAAGGCATAATCCTCTGTTGGCGGGAATTCCTGATACATCAGGGAATCATCCTTGATGCCTTCCAGCAACTTCCACCGCCACCAGGCCATCTGGCGCGAGTTGATCTCGACGCCATATAGCTTTTTGATTTCCCTTGTCCATTCCTTTTCTTCTGATGACAGTTTGCCATCCCAATATGTTTTGTACACCAACGAGTTTGGATCAACAGAGTACAGTTGATTACGCCACCATCCGCAGAAGATTGCTTTCTGTGACTTCGCTTTCTTGGCAGTTACCCACATATCATGGAACAAGTTGTAACCCCGAGCCGTGCTTTCAAACACAAACAAGCGGTTCTCATTCTTCTCGGCTAACGAGGCGAGTAGCGAAGCAACACCTTCATCATCACCATAGCTAGACGTTTCGGTAGAGTGCAAGTAGGTAATTCCCTTGCCACGACCCAATCCCCCTTTGCTACGAGTACCCGCAATTTGGTAAAACATACGGGATCTGTTCTTAAGAACAAACTGATTGCGATTGTGGGCAACCAGCGGAATCTTGTACTCATTCGGTAGATGTTCCATATACATCCCGAGTGTCGAACGGAACTGATCACGATTCTCCTCAGTGTCTGTCACCAGAGTACCATTAAGGCCACTGTGCAGGAAATGCCAATATAAATCCAAGGCAAGAGTGACAGTGGTAATCCCCTGTTGACGGCCCTTAAGAATAACGAAATGGTGAATATCATCAGCCAAACCTGAACATATTTCGTCCATAACGTAAGTCTGCGTCCCAAGAAGGTCTGTACCAAGTTTCTTGAGTCCATGTTCTTTTGAGTCAATAGTAAGTTGAGATGCAAACTTGTAGAAGTTCTTCTGATTGAATTTAGACATTTTCCCGCCTGTAGTATTCAGCCAACAACAAAGCCTCTGCTCGATTGTTGTCTTTCTTTCTTGCAAGTGATGCTTGCGGAAACAATGCTCTTGCCATTGTCAGTGAGTCAGCCTTCTCGCTGGTCAACCCCATTGCTTTCTTCCACAACCTGGGCGCAATGAAATGCACGGGGAAGTAAGTCAATGTCGCCACTGTCTCAATAGCGCCAGCAGCCCTCATAAACCCGCCTGTAGACACTGATCCTTGTCCAGGCATAGGATTGACCAACTCAATGATGATTTCAGCATCCTGACCATCAATCAGGCTATTCAACTGAAACCTAAATTTCTTCACATCAATGCGCTTGTCACCAGAAGGAATGTCAAAGCATCCTATGTACTTGCCATTGTGGTCAACTGCACCAACAGCACCTGAACGCAAACCTGGGTCAATTCCGACATAGATCATGTTTCCCCAATCAGCTTCCAGTTTGCCACAACATAACAAGCATCCCTGTTACGCGCAGTGTTGACTAACTCTTTGATGTGGTCAGGATTGTGCTTGTACTTCTTTTGCCATTCTT